TAGGCTCTACTGCCTCAGTAATGGCATTAATGTCAGAGTATGACTTTTTAAAGTGGGGATTGGTAGCATTCTTAGCTACTTTGCCGATTGACTGCTTAGCTTTGTGGAGCTTTTGGTGCAGGGTTAGTACAAGTGCTGGTACTACAGCTTTTGTTTTTGTTTCCATAATAAAGTTTTAAATTTCAGTAAAGGTAATCAATTAATTTATATCTGCAATACTTTTATTAAAATAATTTTTGTTGAGCAGTATGATTATTTATTCTTTGCATAGCCTTATCAAAATATTCTTTGTCAAGTTCGCAAGCTGTTAGGTCAAATTTGTAATCATGGCAGGCTATTGCTATTGAGCCACTGCCTAAATGTGTATCAAGTATTTTATCGCCTTGTTGAGCGTATTTATCTAAAATCCATTTGTAAAGTGCAACTGGTTTTTGAGTTGGGTGTATTCGTGTTTCTTTGTTTTTCATATCACCCTGTATCATTCCATTCCAAGTATACTCAAATATCTGTACGCTTTTATGTGTAGAACATATAGCAACTTCACCTTCACCAAATGCAGTACCATTTTTATTCCAAACAATAACACCACCACATAAACCTAAAAAATTACCACCCCATATTATTTGATTCTTACTTACTCTTTCAAGTTCTAAATAATATAAATTATCAGGTGCTATATTTTCAAACAAATGATAGCCTTTTCTTTTTGTGGCTTGTTTGTTTTGTTTTTTATTATCTATTAATCCTATTGCATCAATATTACCATAAGGCGGATCTACAATAGCCAAGTCAAAATACTTATCAGGATAGCGAGCCATTAGCTCCATGTTATCTTCGTTTGTTATTTTAAGCATGATATAAATTTTAAGTAAAACTCCATAAATTCATCAAAAGTTCTAGCAATAAAGTATGTACCTCCTGCAGCTTCTACTGATTCCTGATACCTCTTCTGCACTTCTGACTGCTTATCCTTACCATACTTTACCTCAATCTTAACTGATCTACCTCTAATGGTGGCAGATATATCAGCAGAGCCTTTAGTGGAGGTGCTAGGAGTCCATGTGCCTTTCAGCTGTCTAGTATTCTCTCCTACTTGTATCTTTTTACCCTCTCTATATACACCCATTGTATTAATTCTCTCAGCTTGAAAGCCTGAATAGGTTAGAAAGTGAATGATACATTTAGTAAGAGCATTGGCAGAGTTATCATTCCAATCTGATGCTGTAATGTATGGCATGGTAGGGTGCTTTAGGGTGAGGTAGTTAATCTCTAAGGCTTTAAGTAGTGTTTTGTTTTCTTTGTTCATATCAATTATAATTTATATTCCACAATATCCACTGTCACAATCATTAAAATCTTCATCAAATAATTCTAGTTGAGTTTTATAATCTTTTATTTTTTGATAAGTTATTCCTTTTTTAAAAGTAGAATTATTTTTAATTTCCTGATTAATAAACCAATCAAATTTATTTTTATTTTTAATAGCTATATGATTTAAAAATAATTCACTTCTATGAAAACATCCAACACAATTATTTTTATATGCAAATCTTACAGGTTTATCTTTCCAATATAATTCTATACTATCTTTAAATATAGCATCATTAATTAATGGAAATTCTGTTTTCCTATAAGGTAATTCTTTCCATTTGTTTCTATTATTTTTTATTCCTATTTTAAATTTAAAATTTTCTATACCATTTATCTCTCTTTCAATCATTTTTTTAGCTCTACTAATTTCATTAGGTCTAAAACCTATTCTCATATTAATAGGTAAAGGCATATTTTCATAGCACCATTGAGCTATTGGCTTTACTTTCATATCTACAGTACAATATCTTGTCATTTGATTAGGCAAATAATTTTTACCATTAGACATTTTATAACTTTCTATAACACTTTCAAAAGTTTTAGGGCTTAGCCATTTTATTTCTTTACCTATAAATTGCTCTAAATCTAACATAGTATAAATTATAGTATCCTCTTCTAATGTACCTATAAATTCAGTGCCTATTTTATCACTTACTATCTGTCTTATTTTAGCATCAGGAAATAAACAATTTTTATCATTTGTCCTAACTAATGCAAAAACATTATAATCTGCAGGATAATGTACTGCAATATAGCTTGATGTTTTACCACCACTAAGACTATTTACTGTTATCATATCAATTATAATTTACTGTATCCCAAATATCAGGATCTCTTTGTGACTTAATCTCAAACCATCTAGCACCATTGCTAGATCCATCTACATACTCCTTACCATTATACTCTGCATACTTCTTACACCATTTGTTGAATGTTCTATTAGTCAAGTACTTTTTATGGTCAGTATATTCAGATATAAAATTATCAAACATTGATACCTTATTCAATCTCTGATCAAATCCTAGATTTTTATTATCTACCCATTCAATAAAGTCCTGGCTTGTCTCATTGATAAACTTCCTCAACTCTAAATTCTTAGCCTCAGATTCTACTAGACCATTCTCTAAGTAATAATTTAAGCAGTTAATCATGTAATGGTCAAACCTTGCCCATTCCTGCTCATCCCAATCTTCAAAGAGCATAGAGCCAAACTCATCAAATGGAGTGTGATGAGTACCAAAATAACTACTTAGCTCTACCTCAAACATCCTCCTCTTAAATGATCCTCCATCTGATTTGATAGTGTAGTTAGTAGAGATTAATACTTTAGGTGAGTCTTTTACAGGTAGTTTAATTGCATCTCTACCTTTGTATTCAATAGTAAGCCCCTCAGTGATTATACTAAATAAGCTCTCAAAGTTAAAGTTCTTTCTTACATCATCAAATGCTAGCACCTGGCAATCACTAGATACAGTCTGATAGGGGAATGATTTATTTGAGTCAAAGGTCTTACCATCAATGGTGCTAACTTTTTTCATGTAGCTAATTGCATTAATCAGAATACCTTTACCACTACCTCCATTAGGATTATCTGAGATAGTCTCATCATTTAAAATGATTGCTTTGTTATTAGCTGAGGTCTTATAAGAATGTAGCATATAGCCTATGATGCTCTTCATAGTATCATATCTCTCTACTTCTTGCCCTGAGATAAACCAAATGAAAGACCTAAACATTGACTCATGGTGATCAGCATCTATTAAATCTCTATCTATTATCTGATTATTCCAAACATAACCTTTTAGCTCTGAGTATTCATATATCTCATGGTGCTTAGCAAATACTTTAACAGCTGAATTTTTATAGTAAATCATACCGTAGTCAATGCCATCTCTTTCCATCTCTACATTAGCAGTATCTATCATGCTGAGGTATTGAGGAGTAAATAGTTTAGACTTCTCAGCTACAGCATCAAATACAGGTATCCGATTTGATTGCACCAGGTACTCCATTACTCTATCCTTTATCTGAAATTCAGAGACATGATTAATAAAGTTCTCATTTTTAGTTATAAAGACAAAGGTCTTAGTATTAGCTACAGGATAGTACTTATAGTACTGTAGATTCTCTAGAAATAGCTTGAATCGGTATGGTATAATTAATACATCACCTTTAAAATCATATTTCCAAAACTCATCTACTTTAATAACCTCTTTAATAGTCTGAATCTCTGACTCAATATTCTCTTTATTGTACTCTTTAAATTCCTCTAGGATAACAGCATCAGACTTACCACTCAACACAAAGTTAATGAGCTTATCTTTTTTATCCTTATCCTCAAATTGCTTAGTATTAAAGTTAGCAGTCTTTTTATAGGCAGAATTTATAAGAGCTAGTATCTCTACAGATCCAAAATCTTTCTGCTCAAATCCTTTTAAATAATCTTGACAGGTATTTTTATCCACTCCAAAATCATTAAAGGCTGCTGCTAATTTATAGAGTGAGGAGTTCCTGTTCTGACTGTTATACTTCTTTTTAAACCAAGTCATTAGCTTATTAGCTATCTCATCAGTATCTAGGACCTTAATGTTAGTAATACTACCTACCTCACTGCTCTCAAATGGGATAACATCATAGTCAATGATATAATTATCAGCATCTAAATTAACATAGATATCAGGATCATAAGATTCAAAGCAAGCTCTAGCAATATCTTTCCCTGATTCATCTACTCCATTAAATACTGCAGATATCTGCTTAAAATACTCTTTGTATTCTTTGTCATCCTGTACTATTGGTATTTTGACTAGAGCTTTCACTCCATTACCTGATGGTGATGTCCAGCAGGAGAAGATAGATTTGTGAGCTTTCAGTTCTACAATCAGAGCAGGTATATCCTGCACCTCATCAAAGTCTAAAGTCAGTAATCCTGATGCCTTTCTTAGAGATGCATTGTTTCTCTTACTAAAATCACCTCCAAAGGTAACAATAGGCAGCTGCATCTTAATGGATTTTCTTTCCTCTTTATCAGTAGAGAATCTTAGGTCCTTACATAACTGCTCAGACTTGCCATTCTTTATCCTATCTAGGTAGAATCCTACATCCTTATTCTGATAAGGTGATACATCCTTAATTGATTTGTAAAAAGTTACTTTCATAGTATAAATAAAAAGTGAGAGTCCCTGCTTAACACAACCGCCAGGAGGAATTGCAGGGATTTATACTCTCTAAT